ATGTTGACCATAGAAGATATGTTTGATAAACAAATGTTGGATGTAGATTCGCCTGAATACATGAAGGGGCGTGATTTAAAAAATTCGTGGATTCTTGTTGATGAGGCAGAGGATTTGACTGAAGATCAATTCAAGATGATAGGTGAAAGAACATCTGCTGGTAGCATACTATGTTTTGTTGGTGATTATGAGCAAACAACACAAGATAAATATAAGAAATTTAGTGGATTGAAAAGAGCTATCAACAATCTTGCTGGCAATCCTTTAGTTGGAATTATTGTTTTTGATAATTTATCAGAAGATAATGTTAGGTCAGAAGCGAGCAAAGTATTTAGTTATTTATATTGATGAAGAATGTTGAAGAAGGACTGGCTAATACCCAGTCCTTTTTTATTTAGCGAGGTGAAATGGTTCAAAGTAGAAGAAAGGTAAAAACGGTGCTGTCAAAAACTGGCATAGCCGTAGAATTGGTATATTGTAGAAAATGCCGTGAAAATAAAAAACCTGCTGAATTTTATGTAGCAACTGATGAATTGTTAGATACAAATGGATATATGAGTATTTGTAAGCCATGTTGTGATTCTATTTATCAAAGTGCATACAGATCAGAAAAAAATACAGCAAGAGCTATGCTAATTGCTTGTAGATTATTAAATTGGAAATTTGATGAAGACGCATTGAACTCTGCGATGCTTCATATTGAAACTTATGAAAAAAAGGGGAAACAAACCAATAGCGTTTTGGGTATTTATAAATCAAAACTGATTGCAAATTCAAAGAATAGATTTTCCGATACAAACACTAATGTTGATTTAACTTTTCATGAAAATGCAGGTTTGGTTTTGGCTCCTGAAGACCCATTGGAAGACCATGAGAAAAATGCCGAAGAACTTAAACAATTCTGGGGAGATTCTTTTGAATATGATGAATATGTATGGCTTGAGGCAGAATATTCACAATGGCCTAAACCAAATAACAGGAATGAAGAAACTATTTTAAAATTAGTTATTTTGAAATTGCTTAAGATTAGAAAAGAAATAAACGGTGGTAATGATACTACTAAGCTAGAAGAAAGTTTAAGTAAATTATTGGAATCTGGTGGTCTTAAGCCAGTGCAAGCAAATGCAGCCAACCAAGGCAAAAATAAAGATTGTTTTGGTGAGTGGATAAAAGATATAGAAAAACATGAACCTGCCGAATGGTGGAAAGATCATTCAATCTATAAAGATGTTGATGATATAGCTGGTTATTGGAAACTTCATATCCTAAGACCATTTTTGAATTTCTGGGGTATCCAAAAAGACTTTGATTTTGAAGGTGCTGTAGAGACTGGTTCTAGCGATGATTCAGATGAAAAACCAGTAAGTGGGGAATAATGACATCTATAAAGAATTTCCAAAATAAACAAATAAGAAATTCAAAAAGCAAAGATATGTTTGTACAGCCACAACAAATGGTTCTTTCAAAAGATATAAATGAAAAAAGAAAGAATAGATTGAAAGATTGGATAACATTCTATCGTAGAAATATCCAATATTTTGTTAGGCATTATTTTGATATTAAATTGCATTTTTATCAAGCCATATGGATTTATCTTATGGGGGTTAGTGATTCTTTTGTGGCTATATGCAGTCGTGCCACTGGTAAAAGTTGGCTTTTAGCCGTTTTTGCTTGCGCTAAAGCTGTGCTTTATCCAAAATCTGAAATAGTTATTTGTTCAAGCACTAAAGAACAGGCTGGTATCATTGTTGGAGATAAGATTGTTAGTTTGATGGCTAGTAGCCCAAATTTATCTAGAGAAGTAAGCAATATTACAACAAATGCTAATAAATGGCAGGTTGATTTCCATAATGGAAGCATAATAAAAGTTGTTGCAAGTCGTGATAGTTCGAGAGGTAAAAGATCAACATTTACTATTTATGAAGAATTTCGTTTGATTGATAAATCTGTTGTTGATGCGGTTATTAGACCTTTTTCTTATGTGAGGCAAGCTGAATATTTAAGTTTGCCAGAATATGAAAAGATTGATGAACTTATTGAAGAACCAAAAGAAGTTTTTATTTCTTCAGCTTACCACAAGGGATTATGGTGGTACGATGAAACTAAGACAAACTTAAAAGATATGATAAAAGGTAAAAATTCTATGGTTATGTGTCTTGATTATAGCTTGGCATTGAAACATAGGATAAAAACTTCTGCACGTATCAAACAAGAAAAATCAAAAATGGATGATATTACTGCTCTTGAGGAATATGATAATATTCCTTGGGGAGAAAATGCTAATGCTTATTTTAGATTAAGTATGTTCGAAAAACTTAGAAAAATAGATAAGGCTTTTTATCCTCAAAGAAATGAAGATTATGATCCTAAAAAAAATAAATATGATGTGGTGAAACAAAAAGAAGAAGGTGAGATCAGAATAATTAGTTGTGATATTGCAAGTCGTGGAGGAAGCGCAAATGACTTGGCGGTAACTAGTTGTTTTAGACTTCTCCCTACTAAAAAGGGTTATTTGAGAGAACTTGTTTATATGGAATCTTTTTCTGGCAAGGATACTATTTCACAGGGTGTCCGTATAAAGCAGATATGGAAAGATTTTCTTGCTGATTATATTGTGCTTGATGTTGCTAATATTGGTATCAGCGTCTATGAGCAATTAGGAATTGTGACAAAAGATAGCGAGAGGGGTGAAGAATATCCTGCCATGACAGTAATGCAGCATAATACCATAGACCAAAAAGATTATGAAGAATTATGTAACCATACTACTGCCATAAATGCTTTGTCTATTATTTATCCAATTACTGCAAGTGCGAAATTGAATTCACAAATTGCGGTTGAAATGAGAGATAAATTGCAAAGAAAATTATTCGCATTTTTAGTTAGTGATATGGATGCTGAAGCATATTTGATTGAGAAAAATGCAGAATACGCTAGTTCAAAAACTGATTCTGATATAAAAGCAAGAATTCTTGCGCCTTATGTACAAACTAATTTTTTGATTAATGAATCAATTAATTTAGAGATGACTTTAGTTTCTGGCAATATAAAGTTGGATGTGGCAACGGCTACTGCTAGGCGCGATAGGTACTCTTCAGTTAGTTATGGAAATTATTTTGTTAGTCTTTTAGATAAAGATTTATTACATGAAGATGATGATGGCGATGAATGGGAAATGTTGGCGGCGCTAACACAAGGGTGGTGATAGTTGGTAATGACAGAGAGATAGGGTAGCTCCCGAAAATCTTATCCTGAAAGATTTCTCTCTGTTTTTATAATTCAGGAATTATCTACGGGAGGTAAATTATGATTAGATTAAATTATGAATATGTAAAAAATGAAATAGAATCACATGGATGCAAATTATTAACAAAAGAATATGAGAATAAAAGACAGTTGTTATCTGTTATTGGTATTTGTGGTCATGAATATAAGATACATTTAGAGTGTTTTGAAATTAAAAAACAGTATATTTGTGGCAATTGTATAAAATTGCAATCTTTCAAGAAAATAAAAAAGTTTATGGAAAGTAATGGGTTTATATTGCTTGACGATAAAATTGTTAGTCTAGATGAAAGAATGAATTTTGAAGATTCAAGAGGATATAAATATTATTCTTCATTTTATTTTGTACATAGAAATATAGAAAGAAATTCTATAATATCTCCATTTGATATAAGCAATAAATATCATTTGGAAAATATAAAAAATTGGATAAAAATTAATAATAAAAAATTTGAATTGATAAATTTGGATTCTATAAAAGACAAAAGAGACATATTATTATTCCATTGTCTAGAATGTGACGAAACTTGGGATAACCCTTGGGGATTGATTTTACAAAATATAGGATGCCCATATTGCAGAGGGAAAAGAGTTGCAAAATCTAAAAGTCTTGGGGTAAAATTCCCAGAATTAGTTTCAGAATGGGATTATAAAAAAAATAAAAAATCTCCATTTGAATATTTGCCAGGAAGTGGTAAAAAGGTTTGGTGGATTTGTAATCAATGTGAAAATAGTTGGGAAACTGTAATATATAACAGAACGAGAATTCACACTGGATGCCCCGCATGTTGTATGTCGGGTTCCGCCAAAAAGATATATTTTTTATTGAGGGAAAACAATATAAATTTTAATATTGAACAAAAATTTGATAATTTAATTTCTAAATATGGTGTAAGTTTGAGATATGATTTTTCAATATTGTATAACGATAAAATAGTATATTTGATAGAATATGATGGTGAACAACACGATAGGTTTGTTGAATATTTCCATGGTGATGAAAAGGAATTTATGTATAGGGTGGATAATGATAATATTAAGACCAAATATGCTTTAGATATTGGCATACCGTTGAGAAGAATAAAATATAATGAAACCGATAAAATTGATAATATTATCATTGATATATTATCGCATATTAGTGGAGAGGAGGTAGAATTTGGCAAATAAAAAAAAGATTGCACAATCTGAAGAACTGTCAGAAAACGATGTGTATGATATATTAGCATTTTCAAGGGAACTTGGTTATAATAATGCTATTCTTACCCCACTTTTAATTAATCAACGTATGAAAGATATATCATTAAATCCAGTACAAGCTACTGAATCAAGTCTTGCACAAGCAATGAATAACCCTAAAGATAATGAAATAATGCTTCAGGAATTTAGTCAGGATTTTGAAAACCAGTCACAGGTATATAAGAAGTTATTAGAATATTTAGGAAACCTTCTTTCATTTGATATGACTTATGAATGTATTAATGCCAAATCAGAAGATTACAAAACTCCCGCATATAAAAAAGATTTGGATGAATTCAAAAAGTTTATTGATGGGTTTGAATA